CCTGATCCCGAATCGCTCCCCACATACCGAGCAACACTCCCGCCGAGACACGCGCTTGCCGCACTCCCCGCAGTCGTCGCACGCCCCGTGAAAACGGGTGCAGTAGTATCCCATATGCTTTTCCTCCCGCTCTCTCTTGACAGTTGCGCACCCCGTGCGCTATACTGTCATTGATTCTTTTCCCAAGTCCTCGGTCAGCGACTCACCGCTGCCGGGGACTTTTTGTCGTTTGTTGGCCATCCTGCGCCCCGTAAAACCGCGCGAAGTCGCGCAGCCACACGATGCCCATCCACAGGAGCATTACGGCCGGAAACGCCACGAACCCATGCAGCACCCCGATGGCGTACAGCACATCGCCAAAGTCGACGGACGCGAACAGCCCGATGCCGATGCTGCTAAGGAACGCGCCCAGGGCGATGCCGACAGCCAGACTGTCCACGTGCATGCGGATCTTTCCGTCTTGGCGGCGCGGGTGCTCTGCGTGATGCGCCACCACGCGCCGCAGGTTGCCGTCGTTGCGGCGCTTGTCCACCCTGCGGAACATTTCCAGCTTGTCAACTTCCGCGATGGCCTCCTCGGCCCTGCGGTCGACCTCTGCGTAATGCTGTGCGGCGCGGACGCCCAGATGCTGCGCCCTGACGTGCGATTTGATCTCCTCCGGCTCCATGTTTTTCAACAGCGTGACGACTTGCGGCATGCGATCATCTCCCCCTCATTTCCCTCCACGGCCAGCAGCTGCCAGCCGTTCCATTCGAAGTTGTTTTGCGGCGTCTCGCCCGCCATCGCCGCCCCGCGCATCTGGCCGAATACCTTGCGGATGCGCGATTCGGTGACGTGCAGCTCGTAATATTGCTCATAGATAAATTCAGCCATGGACTTGTAGCGCCGGGTCTCGCCATCCGGGCTTTTGATGATCCATACCACGCAGTTGCGGTGGTCTGTGCGCGGCGTGTGGCGGGCGACGTGGTTCGTGCGATCCTCGCTCGCGCACAGCCGCTTGCGCATCAAGGCATGCTGCGCCTCCAGCTCCGCGATCTGTGCCTCAGACAGGACGCCGCCGCTTCTGGCGCGGTTGATCCGCACACCCAGTGCGTACAGATGCTCGATCATCTTGGGTACGGTTCTTGGTGTCTGCATGGGGCTATCCTCCGTGTTGTATGCAGCTCAAATCGCAGTCTTCTTCTGTTTGGGCGGCACTCTCTTCTGCAACTTGACGCGCCTCTTCTGCTCCGCTGCTGCGATGGTCAGTGGCACCTTTTCGGGCAGCGGATCATATCTTCCGCGATAGGGAAAATACTCGTGCATCTGCTCGAACGGGATCCGCAGCATCCGCATCAGCGCATATTGCTCGTCCTGCGTCCAGGGATATTGCGCACGCAGTTTGTTCCCCACTGTGCATTCGCAGATAAGCAGCTCCTGCGCCACATACGCGCGGTCTACGCTCGCGGCCACCATCGCGCCGCGCAGCTTCGCAAATGGTCTGGCCATTGCTCGCTCCTTTCTCAGCTTTCCAGCAGATTCCGAACCCGCTGGGCGCATTGCAGCACCTCTGTGATCTCCTTCACCAGTGAGGCATGCAGCGCAGGATCGTCGATATGGCCGTCTGCGCCGTCCCGCATGGTCGCCCGCTGTAGATCCATCAGATCATCCAGCTCGGAATACATCAGCATCAATGCGCCGCTAAGGCCGTGTTTCACCGATTCAGGATGCACCCGCGCATAGCTGATAGGGTACTCCGTGCGCATCCATTCGCACCATTTGTCCACGTCCCCCAGCGCGTTGCAGATTTCATACATCACGTCGGGGTTCATCTTGATCTTCCCCGCCTCATAGCGGTGAATGGTGCTGGTGTCGCAAGAGATGATCTCTGCCAGATCCGCAGCTGAAACGCCTTGCGCCTCTCGCCACTTTTTCATGTCCGATGGGGCGAATACCGCCATTGTTTGTCGCACTCCCCTCTGCTATGATGAAGCTACAGGGCCGGATATTACCCAGCTTACCCGTCGTCTTTATTCAGATCATGCTCATTGACTAAGTGCGCATTGCTTTTCAGATGCGATTCGATTGCTACTTCAATCTCCTTGCTCATCGACCGCTTTTGCGAGTCCGCCAGCCGCTTGATTCGATCCAGCAACGCTTGACTTGTTCTCAGCGTGAACCTCGGAAATTTCGTCACTTTTGCGTCACCTCCGTGTGCTTATTATATGGTGCCGTCACCTTTGCGTCAATACCCTTTTTAAGAATCTGCGTGTTAAAATTGGTGTGGCGTCACCATGACGCAAAAGGAGGGGCACTCATGCCGTCAGTTTTGCCACGATACACCCTGCGCGTCAGTCAGGAAATGTTGGATAAGATCCGCTACATCGCTGACGATGGATTCCGCACGATGAACAAGGAAATTGAATCACTGCTAGCCCGCCGCATCGAAGAATATGAACGTGAGCATGGCCCCATCAAGCTCACTGAAGAATGAGGTGGGCGGCGTGCAATCTTTGCAACAACCCACTCCTTGGGAAATCATCGCTTCCATCGCTGGCGCTTGCGCGTTCGTGCTCTCTGTTGCGCACTGGATCTATGAGTTGTGCAAAATGCGCACAAGGCTATCCATAGTCGATGCGTACTATTCTCACGCATACGATGGCCGTGCTGGCCGCGCCTATCTCGAATTCATTGTGACAAATCGCTCGTCAGTGCCTACGTCCATCACTTCGGTCGCGCTCATCGATTGCTATGACCATGAGCGCCCCATGGAAACTCGCCCCACAAATGTGATGACGATGAGCAATAAATACAAAGAACAACGGAGGGCTCACTACAACCTTGCGACTTCTAAGCTTCCGATTCTTCTTCAACCACAGGAATCAACCGCCATCTTTTTGTGTATCCACCTACATAACGCACTTCCACAATCTCTTCGTTTTCCGCTGGTTGATACTCCAGCGCCACCGTTTCAGCGCTATATAGATGGCCATTCAGAACCCAATATCGCGGCTCCTCCTTGGCCGGTTCGCGCGATTGTTCGCACGTCGCGCCGCCCCGTGCGCTTTCGCTTTGCTGCGACATTTCGCCCGATGTCCTACTATGAGGATCTTGCCTTCGAGGCGCTGAATTTCGCAGAAAATCAAGTTTAGGCATCTCCTCGCTCCCCTCTGCTATGATGTGATCATGTCCGCTCTGTCTTTACGTAGTTCGCATCTTCGTTGATGGGGTCGAGCAGTTCGTCGATGGTGCATCCAAGCGCTTTGGACAGTTTATTGGCGCTTTCCGCCATCATCTTGCGCTCNCCGTTTTCGTATCGCGAGATTGTCACGCGCGGTACGCTGGATGCTTTCTCAAGTTCTTCCTGCGTCCAGTTCTTCGCCAGCCGCAATTTTCTAAGTCCCGTGTGAATCACCTCCCGAACGGTACCTTTTGGTTCCATTTGCATTATAGTACCTGTTGGTACCTTTGTCAAGCGCTTCGAACACTTTGGTTCTGTTAAGTGTATGTGTCTTATGGTACAATCCAATTGAGGTGATGCTTGTGTTATCCGATCGGTTGTTTAACCTTAGAACAACAATGGGCCTCTCGCAGCAGCAAATTGCAGATGCCATAGGAATCGAGCGCCCAGTGTACACGAGATATGAAAATGGCACACGTAAACCAATAGCTGATAACATCGTGAAGTTGGCTTCGTTTTATGGTGTGTCGGCGGACTATATCTTGTGTTCAACGGATGACCCATCGCCGGCAGGCCAACAGCCTGCCCAAGACGGCACAATGCTCGACCTGAGTTGGGGCCTTTATGAAAGTTCAAAGGACTTATCAGAAGATGACAAGCGCGAGCTGTTGGAGATCATTGAACTCAAAAAACGCTTGAAGAAGAAATAGATATAATGCCATCCGCGCATTCCGGAGGTGGTAATGTGCCGTGAGCCACGTTGATGCACTTATGCAGCACGCATATGACCACGACATCTTTGTATACCAACACGCCTTGGCTGGGGTCAATGCCATCGCATTCCAATCCCAGGGTGAATATGTGATCGCAATAGACACGAAAAGCATCGTGACTGAAGCAGAGCAAGCCGTGATATTGGCCCACGAACTTGGCCACATCGAGCGCGGCGCTTTGTACAACAACCTCACACCCTATGAGACCATCGACCGCTGCGAGCATAAGGCGTGGACTGCAACCATCGAACGCCTTGCCCCCGTGCGCAAACTAAAAGCGGCCATCCGCAGTTGCGGTGGCCGTTTGTGGGAGGTTGCGGAGGATTTGGGCGTCACAGAAGATTTGATCAACCGAGCAATCGCCCACTACCGCACCAAGGGCATTGATATTTGAATGGGGAATGCGGGATGTTGTACTGCAAAAGATGCGGACGCGAGGCGACGAGCAAGAATGATACGCCTATCGACACGTGTCCCAATTGCGGGCATGGGACGCTCATAGAAGGTGGCGAATACAATATCTTCGTTATCGACATGACATTGCCATGGCATCCAGCTGTCAAGAGCGCACTCAACAGTTTCAAAGACATTGCTGCCTGTGCGGAATGCGGTAGAGAGGTAACCCCTGCATTTGCCAATCGCGGCTATTCCTGCCCGGATTGTGGCAATAATAAATACGAGATAGCCTATATCTTTGCTTCGATGCAGGAGCATGCGCGTCAACAAGCAGAAAAATACGCCGATCCCGTCCGTCCATTTGATGCGCATTGCGATAATTGCTATGAGCCTGTATCAAAAGACGATGCCGTCAAGCAAGTTCCCTGCCCAAAGTGCGGCGGGACAGACTTCACATACGAATTCGAAAACTCAGGGGCGTATCCCGGTGGTGGCGAACGATTTTTCCAAAGCACTCGGTTGAAAAACTCTCGGCGTTATTATCATGCCTTGGAGGCCATGAGGGGCATGCGAATTACGGATATGACACAAAACGAATTCAATAAGTACATCGGCTATGGCGAGGATTGTCTTAGGTATCTTCCAGCCGCAGTGGCCGAATGGAAAAGGGAATATGGCGTCGACCCGATCCCATCGTCAATCATGTGCCGCGACAATCTTCCTGATATGTATATGCGTCACGGCATGTGGGATCAAAGCACGAGCGTGTATGAGCGCTGCGCAGCCATAGAGGAGATCATGAGCGAATTAGACAAGGCAGACGCCATCGCTCGTCAAGATGATAGGCGCAAAGCTGTCAACGCAATCGAGGCACTATTGAAGGCACATGGTGCCCCGATGAATCAAAACCAATTGAAGAAGAGCCTTGCCGACGTCGATAAAAACGCGGTCAATTGGGCGCTTCGCTTCTACCACAAGTTTTCGCGCGACAGGCAGGGTTCGGTGTACTATGTTCGTATTATCGAAGACTAGCATTGAGAATCTAAGGAATTACAGAAGGGATGATAATAATGGATTTTATCGATTCTTTGAGGCAATTTTCCACGCGGGTAGCAAAGATGCACAGCAGCATCCAGACAGAGGAGGCGACAAAAACATCGCTGATCATGCCCTTCTTCCAGTCCATTCTTGGCTTCGACGTGTTCAATCCCTATGAATTTGTGCCGGAATTCGTAGCCGACGTGGGCACAAAGAAGGGAGAAAAGGTCGATTACGCCATCTTCGTCGATGACGCGCCCGCCATTTTGATCGAGGCCAAGTGGTGCGGAGCGACATTGGATAAACATGATTCACAGCTATTCCGCTACTTCGGTACCACGTCTGCGAAGTTCGGCATCCTAACGAACGGCATCATATATAAGTTTTATACGGATCTTGAATTGCAGAATCGCATGGACTTGAAGCCGTTTCTTGTGATTGACATGCTGAACATCAAAGATTCCGCCGCTGCGGAACTCAAGAAGTTTCATAAATCCACTTTCAACATCGATGAGCTCGCCACCAGCGCATCCGTGCTGAAATATACCAATGACATCCGGGCGCTATTTGCCGCCCAGCTGCGCGAGCCATCCGACGAATTTATTCGCTTCTTCCTTTCGCAGGTTTATGACGGCCTGAAAACGCAGCCAATCGTCGATAAGTTCAGGCCGATCATCCGCGACGCACTGAATAACTATATCACCGAGCTCATGAATGACAAAATCACATCCGCCTTGAAGCCGGACAAGGTGCCCGATATCGTCCCGGAGAGCGTGCCCGAACCCGAACCCGCAGAAGAAGCTTCGAAGATTGTGACCACGCCGGAAGAACTCGAATCCTTCTCGCTGATCAAGGCCATTTTGTTCGGCATTGTGACCCCTGACCGACTGTCATACCGTGACACGGAATCGTATTTTTCCATACTGCTCGACAACAACATCCGCAAATGGATATGCCGCCTGCGCTTGGGCGGCAAAAAGAGCTTTCTGATCATTCCCGATGCGGCAAAAAAGGAGCAGCGCATCGAAATCTCCAGCCAGAACGACGTGCTTCTCCATAAAGACGAAATCATCGCTGTAGTAATGAGATATATTGAAGCGTAATGGCGAATCGATATGTCCGGCATAAAGCGATCGATTCCTCCCCACCGACCAGCGCCGATGCGTTCTAGCCCGAACACCTCCACGAAAGGAAGATGCACCATGGCGAACGGCAAAATCGAACGGCGTGCCGAGGCCATCTGGATTGAAAAGAAATCCTACTGGCAGATCAAGGTGCAGAAGAATGGCGAACGCAAGGCATTTACCTGCTCCAAGGCTGGCAAGCGCGGCAAGCATGAAGCCGAGGCAAAGGCCGACAAATGGCTCGCCCTACAAACCAAGGAGATGCGCTTTGGCGCTGCCTGGGATGCGTTCCTCGCCCACGAGAAGGCTACAACCGGCACGCCGAACTACAATAAGATAGAATCCATCGGGCGTCTGTGGATCCTGCCGAATATCCGTGATCAAGCATGGATCGCGAGCATATCCCCGGCGATGTGGGCGGTTTGCGTGGACGCGCCCTATCGCGAAAAGAAGCTGTCCAGGCGCACATGCAAGAACGTGCGCACCACCATCAGCGGCTTTATCAATTTCTGTAGGCGCAACAGGTGGGCAATTGAGCCCCTTGAGCGCGGCGACATCGCACCTCCACGCAATGCGAAGATTGGTAAACGCACCGTCTTGAACCCTGATGCCCTCAAAATCCTTTTCGCCGTGGATTGGATCACAAAATACAAGCGGCAAGAGAAGGCCATGCAGATATACGCATGGCGCTTGATCGTAGTGCTCGGCCTGCGGCGAGGCGAACTTTGCGGCCTCCGGCGCGAGGATATCAAGGACGGTATCCTGACCATCAAGCGCTCCATCAACTCCATGAACGAGGAGACCGCCGGCAAGAATGATAACGCCCGCCGTTCGATCTATCTCCCTAAGGCCGCGCTCGACATTCTCGCCGATCAACGCACTTCGCTGATGGATCGCGGCATCAAGTCGCCTTGGTTGTTCCCGGACGCCAGTGGCGACAGGCTCGATCCCAACCACCTAAAGAAGCAGTGGGACACATATAGACGCCAGCACGGCATGGGATGCACGCTTCATGAACTGCGCCACACGTTCATCTCCATGGTCAAATCCGACATGCCCGCCGAACTCGTAAAGGCTACCGTGGGCCACTCCGATGACATGGATACCTTCGGCGTCTACGGCCACGAATTCAGCGATGACATGAAGCGTGCAGCCGGAATCATCGACACCGTAATCACCCGAAATCTCGCCAACCCCTAGTAAAACCACCACCCGCGTTTCCACCCGTTTGATTCTCCAACACACTGCAAATAACATATAACACGTTATGCATTCTTCCCACTGCATATAACGTATTATGGGTTTCGCATAACCCTTAACAAGTACGACGCGGGTTCGACTCCCCTATGCTCCACCACAGATAACCCCTGGAAACATTAAGTTTCTAGGGGTTATTTCATACTTATTCCACCCACTTTTCCACCCGTTTGAATTGCGGCGCGGGTTTTATGCTAACGGAATATCGGTCAACACCCCACGACTAAAGCCGTGGATGTTGACTTTAGCCTATACTATTAATATGTCGCTGAATACCTTTCGCCCTTGTATAGTCCCACTAAAAAGCGTCCAGCCTGGTATAGCCACTTCAGATGCGATGCGCAAGCCAAAACGGGTACGCAGGCGGGTACTCAACTCCTTCCCTCTAACCTCTCCCGCGCCATCTCGAAAATGTCTTCCGCTACCTCGCAGCCCACGGCGCTGAATCCTTCTAGTGCCGCTGCCAGCAAGGTCGTGCCGCTGCCCGCGAAGGGGCCGAGGATCGTGCCACCAGGCGATGTGATCTTCACTACCCCACACACAACCAAAAGAAACACCCCGCCTGCTGGCCGAAATCAATCAGCCGGCAGGCGGGGTCTGTCAATTGTTGCGCTATGTCGCTAGTTTCAAAACCCATCCTGGTTCGTCGGGTTGTTCAGCACCCCGATCAATACCAGCAGTTGCAGCACCATCGCCGCGATGTTGTTCGCCTGCTCACCCAGCGCGGGCGGGATGATGTTCATGGCCAGCGCGATGGCGAGCAGCTGCCCGATGATCGCGCCCCACGCCACCGGCGACCGCCAGCGGCTTTGTGTCTCCAACAACTTGCCTTCCCCGATCTGCGTGGTCGACGTGTTCTGCATGTTTTGCTGTTC